TTTGAACGGTTCCAAGGTTATGATGTTATGACAGGATACTTTGGTAAATCAGCATTGTTTTCAGATTTTCTAAAAGAAAATAGTAGTAAATACAATTTTGTAGTCGAAGGAGCCGGAGTAACAGGTACTAATAGGCTAAGGCCGTTATTCCTACATGATTTCTGTGGTTTTGATAATATCATGATCCAATACTATAATTATGAATTAGATCAGAAAGAGGAATATCAAGCAAGGATAATATACAGGAGTGGTAAGTTACCTAATAAGGGGACTATGTGGGATAAATGTTCTGGCTTCATAAGTGACCACCGTGATTCATTGAAGGAGATAACAGGATTAAAACAGGTTTTGGGAGAGGATATTAATATGTATTCTTTCTACAACCCCTATAACACTCCGGAATATGACTTTGGGATGAAGATGCTAACATTCATGAACATGGAAGATTTTATACCGGCATTCTCAAATTTTTGCAGTAAATCCAATTATTTAATAGAAAACAGTTTCAACAATTTCAATGATGGAAGTAAGGGGTAGTATATTCACCGAGTATAGCTTGGATCGAAGTAAAGTAAACTGGGATAGGTATTTAAATACGTTGACTCCTGTTCATCAGATTGGTCAAATGTATTTTAAGCGTGAAGATTTCTTTGCTCCGTTAGGGTATGGGGGAATTAATGGTTCAAAACTGAGGCAAGCAATCCTACTTGTTAAAGATTATACTGATAAAGGGGGGAAAGGAATTGTCATTTCTGGAGCGTCAGTAAAATCTCCACAACTTCCAATGGGAACTGCGGTAGCTACACATTTTGGATTGGATAGTTTACATGTCATAGGTGCGACTAAAGAGTCCACTGCTATGAATCATGAGAATGTCAAGATGGCAACATGGTTTGGAGCAAAATTTAAGATCATAAAGGTAGGGTACAACCCTTGCTTACAGAGTGAAGTGAGAAACATTATCAGTACTCCTAACAGCGATTATTACTATTTGAATTACGGTATAACCACTGATAAAGATTGCGGAGTAAATGATTTAGTGAAGTTCCATATGTTAGGAGCGGCACAGACTGAGAATATTCCTGATCATATTCAGAATTTGATTATCCCTGCCGGTAGCTGTAATAGCTGCACATCAGTCTTACTAGGGTTGATGTTGAATCCTCCTCAGAATTTAATGAACATCCACTTAATAGGTATATCCCCAAGTAAATTGGTTTTTATGTGGAATCGTTTGAAGAAGATGGGGGAGGCTATGGATATCAATTTATTGAATTTCCATAAGCAATTCCAGAATGATGATTTCATTTGTAACCCAGATGGGGATGCATTTAACCTTTACTACCACGATCTTCATGGAACAGGTTTTACTACCTATCAAGATGAAATGAAGTTTCATTACGGAGGTATAGATTTCCACCCAACTTATGAAGGTAAATGTATGTCATATATTGCTTTGGAACATTCCTATTTGATAACCGATAAGACCTTGTTTTGGATAATAGGGAGTAAACCTACCATTGCTAGTATGCAAAATTCAATGAAGGATGAATTAGGTGCTGTACCTACTAAAATAAGTATAAATGGATAGGATAGTTAGGTTTTGTGAAGAGCATGGCTTAGAGGAAGTATCTGACCTAAAAGAGGGTATGGATTTTAGGTTACCACAATACCGTAGGGAAGTATTCTTACGATTGTATGAGTTTCATTTAAAATACCGGACACATCCTGGATTAGTCTATTTATTGATGCCATATTTAGCTAACAAGTTCAATTGGGATAAGGAACAGAAATACTGGTTTGCATTTATTAATGGTTGCACTCAAAATCCATGTACAAGTTGGGTGATATTCAATAAGTTTCCTGATTTCATGGATGTAACTGAAGAAGAACTTGAGAAATGGCATAGGGCGAATTGGAAAAGGCTTGATTATGATATTGATAGGCGTTACGTAAAGGGACATTTTGTTGAGAATTTTGCAAGCTATAAAAAGAACTTAGGTAAATTATCACAAACTCAGTTCTTTGAACAAGGTCTGTGCAGTACAGGAGACAAGTATGAAAACTTCTATAATGTATGGGATAAAGTTATGTCAGATTTCTTTATGTTTGGAAGGTTATCTACATTCTCATATTTGGAGTACCTAAAAATAATGGGATTGAACTTAGATTGTCCTGAGCTATTTCTTGAAGATCTTAGTGGATCCAAGAGCCATCGTAATGGGTTGATGAAAGTAACCGGAAGGGATGATTTGGATTGGCATAAAGATAATCCTGAAATTACTACTCACAGTAAAGAGATCGTAAATTATGCCATCGATGAAGGCTTCAAACTATTAGGAGATGCTAAACAGCGGTTTAAGGGGAGAGATTTCTTTCATGATGTAAACTTCTTTACATTAGAATCTACGCTGTGTTGTTACAAATCACACTACAGGTTGAACCGGAGATACCCTAATGTGTATACGGACATGTTATTCGATCGTATCAAGAAAGCCGAGACACATGGTTGGGAAGCAGAAGGAATTACTTTCGAAGTATTCTGGGAAGCTAGAAGGATGAAGATACCTCCGCACTTATTGTTGGAATGCAATCCTAAAGACGTAGGGATAAATCCGGTTAAACAAAATCATTTCAGAAATTCAGGAGAAATGATCATGATGGATTTGAGTTGGAAATGTTTCAGGAATCAATATAATCAAACACACTCTAAAGTATATGAAATTCCAGCCTAATACCAATTTCTTTTATTACCTGTATTTCATACAGGAGCGTATGGACATATTTTGGAATAAATTGGAAGGGAAGACACCTCTCACAATTGATCCGATAATGGAGCAAAATAAGTTCACTAATGTTTATCGTTCACTTGATCGATCATCACAGTACTTAATTAGCAACGTTATATACAACGAGCGTGGATTGGCTAATGATTATGATACAGAAGACATATTTTGGCGTATAATACTCTACAAACACTTCAATTTACCTTCTACATGGGAGGCATTATTAAGGGAGTTCGGGGATATCACTTTAGATGTTCCAAATTCAGAAATCATACGATTCTTGAAAGAATATCAGGTAAACAACAATGTGTATTCTAATGCGTACATGATAACAGCCGCATTTATGCGCAGTGAAGCTGCTAAGAAGAAATATGGATTAGTTAGCGGTATGCCTAAGTTTGAATTGTACATACGTATATTCGAACAAGACTTCTTAGAAAAGGGGATAATGTACAAGATTCTGAAGCAGCAATCGTTTGAAGGAGCATTTAACGAGATAATGAATGTGTGTGGTATAGCTGATTTCTTAGCTTACCAATTGATACAGGATTTGAATTACAGTACATTATTTAATTTCGATCCAAACTCATTCTGTGCAGCAGGTCCAGGTACAATTAGAGGTATAGAGCGTACTTTTAATATCATTGGTAAACCTAATTATCAGGAGATAGTTAAA